ATGTAGGACTGAATCACTGCGTAATTGTAAATATCATTCACAAGTGTCCTTGCAACAATTCCTGTGCGATGTGCAAAAGAATCATTGTAAACATTTAACAAACGTTGCTGAACCTGATGCACCGTCATTTTGGCAATTTCATCTACCGTGTAAGTAGCGTAAAAACGGTTAGAAACATCGCGCATAATGTTCTTACCACTTGACCAAAATAACACAGCAATGAGATATTCTATCAAAGCAATATCACGATACTCTTCTTCTTTATCTTTTGCTGCATACACATGGTAATCACTCTGTTCTGCTTCCATGATACCAAGTGTAAGGACATCATACACCTGATTGGAAACTTTAATCCGCGCTACAGGACGATTTAACTCAGTAATCAATGCACGTTCAAGTGCATCATTAATATTATATTTATTAGGAATGTTCGTAATAGAACGAATGAAAAAAGTATTCAGGACTCTACTCATACGGGTTTCTAACTGTAATACTTTTTTTTCGTTGTAGTAACTTAAAACCATGTTTCTAATCCTTGTTTACTTTCTTGAATTACATCGGGTTTATGATTCTTAATCCTTTCAAGAATAATATCATAATACCCTTTATCTATTTCAAATCCAATGAAATTCCTATTCGTGTTCATGCAAGCGATTGCAGTAGTCCCACTACCCATACAGTTATCTAAAACAATATCACCTTCATTTGTGTAAGTTTTAATAAGATATTCACACAATTTAACAGGTTTTTGTGTTGGATGCAACCCTTTTTCTTGTTTATATTCCAATACAGATATAGGGTTTCGTTCACCATTACTTGATTTATCCATACCAAATTTAAATTTACCCCATACTGAACTATCTTTATGACCATCTACTGCTTTATATGGTTTTGAATATGTATATTGTTTATTATATATTGGTTGTGATTTATAAAATATCTGTATTTTTTCATGTGCTTTAAGTGGTTTTCTATTAGCATTTAAAAAATCTGTTCCTTGAGGTTTTTTCCATATTAATTCATATCTATACATTTCTAAATTACTTGTAACCAATATACTTGAAAATGGTTCATCAGCAAATAAACAAATGACACCGTTATCTTTTATTACTCTTTTATATTGTTTCCATAATGGTTCAAAAGGAATAATTGTATCCCACTTACATTTTGTAGTCCCATAAGGAAGATCACAAAGAATCATATCAATTGACTTATCTTCAATCCGATTCATTCCTTCCAAACAATCTTCATTATAAACAACATTCAACTCCATAAGTATCACTATTTTATTTCTTGTAACAACATTAAAAAGGTTGTTATATGTTATTCTTCACTAGGATACTTCATTCCATTATCAGTAGGTTTTCTACCCTTTCTTCCACGCTTCAAAAGTTCAATAGTATTATCTCCATTGTCACGTTCATCTTTCTCAATCATTTCCTTCGGGAAACCTAACGATACACGCAGTTCAGGTTTGTTGATCACAGACATCGTGTAAGCATCAAGTAAGTCTCCTGGTTGCACAGCAGGTTTCGAGAGTTCTTCAAAGACCACCTTAATATCATCGGGATTCTTGCCCATTGCAATAGCGCGCTGCTTGATAATCCCACCTTCAGCGTTTAGAATACTCATGATCTTCTTCTGCAACCCTTCAAGCACCACTAACCTATCTGCCTCAGACACATATCCTGCTGCATACGTGGTTCCTTCTGCCCTACCCATTGTAAGAGGTGCCTGGAGTAATCCTACCTGAATATCAGTTTCAAGACTTTCCTTAAATCCTGTGACGTTGATGTTACTTCCACCAGAATCTAACTGCTTAATGTCAAATCCTGCACCAATAATATCCTGATTCTCTGCAATATACTGATGCTCTTCACTTAATTCCTGCAAAATTTCTTGTGCTTCTACTATTGAAATATCACCAGAGGCAAGCATATCACCAAGAATACGGTAATCTATAAAGTAACGTCCAATTCCATACTTCTTAATGTAATTCGTGTAACCTTCAACAAGATCAAGATATTTATAAATAAGATCCTCAATAGGAGTAATCAAAGAAGTGCCGTAAATACCATACGTTTCTCTACCAAGAATATCTCTAAACGTGTAATCATATGCACAGAATGAACCATACATTACCTGTTCAGGACGATAAGAACCTGCTTCTAAATCATTAAGGTTGCCCTTTTCATTGACATAAAAACGATTAATTGGAGGGGTAAGAATAAAAGAAACATCTGCACTACCCTTTGTTACACCACGCGGAACAATGGTAGTTTGCGACATGAGTAGGGGTTCAAATCCCATTTTATCGGGATTTTTAACATTGTTATAAAGTCCTACGTAAGTCCCATCCCTACACAATAATCGTGCAAGAGTCTGTGTTTTCTCCTCGAAATTAATTCTTTCAGACCACTTCTCAAAGTTCTTTACAAGCGATGATTTTCCCTCAAATCTAATACCCTTTACAAGCGTAAGAGCAAGTTTCTGAAGCGGAATGAACACATGAGGACTTGTAAGCGAGAGTTGCCGATACAGATTGAATTTGTTGGTTGTATCGAAATTTCTGTAAGCACCCGCTTTGTATATTGTATCCTTACGCTCTATTCCAGTGGAGGCAAAAACCTTTACAATTTTAGATTTCTTCTGTTCTAAGTCTATTGCTGCATTAACTTTATCCATATTAGTGACTCCTATTAACTCCAATCATGAATTTACGTTTCTTACGAATTCCTTTATCAACTAATGCAGAACCCTTATTAATCGTCATTCTTACAAGTCCTTCGAGTGCATCCGGGGCATCATCATGCTTATGGACTGGATACCGCACTAATTGATTAATCAACTCAGGATACGCTTCTGTCCAATCATCGCGGAACAAAACTTTACCCGATGTTACAAAAGGTTCAACAGACTCAATACGAATCCGCTTTCTCTTCTGATTCTTAATTTCTTTAATTTTCATGCGCTTACGCATGTCTTTGATTTTATCATTACGTTCTTTAAGGAATTGAGAAATAAGGCTCTGGAAACCATTTGTTTCAATACCAAGTTCTTCACAATTATAAAAATTGTAATAATACACCATTTTTTCAATTGAAACATTGGGCGGTGATGTATTACTTAACCAACAATCACGCACATAAAGAACATGGTCTTTGATTGCACCCACAACAATTACACAATAATCATTCTCATTACCGAGTGCAGGATCAACGTAGATAACATGCTTACAATCTTTAAAAAAAGGATTTTGTGCACGTTCTTGTGGGCGTTTCAGTTCAGTATAAAAGTGCATATTTTCAATCTTGAACAACTGTGTTTCTGATGGTAATGGTTGATTTAAATACTGACTTGAAAACTCTACTACACCCTTCTCAATACGTAACGCCTTGATTTTATTTTCATCATAAATTGTAGGATACTTTGGTTTACCATGTTCATCTATAATGGAATCAATCTCAATGTCATAACGCATAAAATCAGGCAATTTTGGATTTTGCTCAATGATTTCGCCGTATAACTCATCGTCATGCCATCGAGTTCCTATAATCATCAGTAGTCCATCAGGTTCAAGAATTGAGATTAAATCCTTATACCAACGCTTCTTCTGCTCACGAATAGCAGCAGATTCACGGTCTGCGTCATTTACAATGTCATCACAGATAATAATATCATAGTGCTCTGATGTCATCGCTGAAAGAGCACCACGCGCCTTAAGATTTGGTTCCTTCTTTACAACGCGCGGATGTAAGACTACTTCCTGCTGATTCAATTTAATAATAGGATTTTCATTACCAAAATCAGCAAAGAACTGTTTTATATTTTCATTTTCTGTAAGATGCTGTGTAATCTCGTAAAGAATCTGCTCTGCTAAGTCATTGGTAGCAGATGTAATCAAAATACGTAAGGTAAACTTTCCATCATGCTTCACGTAATCATCAAGCAGACGATCAATAACAAAAGAAACATCATAAATAGTAGTCTTATAAGTTCCACGCGGTTTCAAGCGCATGATACGTTTGTGAGTCTTGATTGCTTTTTCTAGGTCATCGCACCACTCTTTATGAACATCCTTAGTTATTTTATCGTAACCAAGCATGTATTTTGCAATGTTATAAAGAGTGAGGCGTTTACCATGATATATGATATTAGACATTATTACTCTTCTTCAATATACTGCACCCAGGCAGGCACAATATGTTCAACCTTATCAACAATTTCACCATCAAGACGCGCTTTCAGCAAAAGAAGTTCACGCTTTTCACGTAAGAGTTTTGCATGAGTAGGTGTGTTTTCCTTACCCTCTGCAATCATCCTACGTTCAAGTAGATTGATCTTGGCAAGTTCCTCAGTAATAACATCAACATTCTCTGAATCCTTAATCTTCTGAATCTCACTATCTAAATCAGTTTCAGTAGATTCATCATATTCAAAAAAGATATGTTCACGATGTAATTTGAGATCCGCAACATCAACAAATATACCATCTACTTCAAGTTTACTCTTTAGTTCATTGATGGGAATACTTGCCGTAAAAAGAATCGGGTCAACAACTTCACTTAAATCAGGATTCTGACAAAACACACAACCCTTTACATTTTTATTGGAAACAATCTTGTCTCCAACTTTTACACCCTGTTTCATGTAAGGCACCTCGAAAAATAGACAATATAAAATAGGTATTATAATATCTAAAAATACTACTATTTAAATGTTTCGTATAAAAGTGAGAAAAAGTTAAAAAAAGTGTAAGAATAATGAGAAAAAGTTTAATAAAAATATTAAATTAATGATAAATTAAACAAATATCTTCACCAAAATTATCAGGATCACATACTTCTAAACAATCAGCAGACCAAAACCATGTATCACTAACTCCAAAATAAACAGGTAAGTTAGGGTTAAGTTCTTTTAACTTTTCGATTAATTCACCAACATTCATGTTTTATACCTACCTATTATCAAATTCTCTGTCTATATATTCATCAACATCAACACAACATGTTACTTCTTCACCCTTTCTCATATCCATAAATTTCACAATTAAATCATCTATATTCGCACGTGAAAAATCCATAAGAGAAGTTTTAATAAACTGTTTTAACTCCTCTTTACATTCATTACAAATGTAACCATATTCAAAACTATAACATTCGCAGAGAATATTATTACACCCGTTTCTTGAACATTCCATTACACCCATTCCTTACACCTCTGTCTCAAACCCACATGCATGACATCTGTAACCACCAATCAACGTTTCAGTAGCAGTAGTTGATCCCCACGGATGTGACTCGTAGATTAACTTGTAATCCTCATATTCGAGTTTTGCGCCACAATCACTACAGTAGTCCATGTAAATACTAGTAGTGTAAACATCACCATTTTCTCTTAAATAGTGATTACCACATTTCAGTTGTTTACTGCCTGCTACTATTGGAACACCATACTCTTCTATTTCCTTACGTAGTTCTGCTATAGACTTTCCACAACACTCACAAAATAATGGTTCATACATTACTCATCACTCCTTAATTCTTATCCTCTTCACCTACACAATACGTATGCAATGTCTCTTCCT